ATGAGCACCTCGACGAGCAACAGCTTCGAGACGCTCCAGGTCCTACTCAGTGCCGGCGCCCACAAGCGTGTGCTCGGGGCAATCCTCGATGCACTTGGATCGGATGCGGTCGACGAACTCGGCAACGCGGTGCGCCTGCTCGACCGACGGGTGACAGGTGGCAGCCTAAGGTCCCTCGACGAAATATCCGCAATACGCATCAAAGAGCCCAAGCTGGATGACAAGGTCCGGGTGCGATTGCAGCAGACCGCTTGTGCATTCATCCGCCGGGCGGCGCGGGAGGTCCTCGAGGCCCGCGATGGACGGTCGTTGCAAAAAATCTTATTGGCTGCCGCGGCGCTCGACGTACTTCGCGCACATGGGGCGATAGACATTCTGGCGGAGTGGCTGGCCCGGGAACAGGCGCGCTCGCGGAAGGGGCGCGATGAAAAGCTCCGGAAGACCCGTGCCGCAAATAACCCTCTTCTGAAGGAGGTCAGCCTTGTGGCCGCCAAGAGCCAGCGCAGCACTGCGAGGATCGCGGCGACCAATCTCGAGCGTAAGAAGACAGGCAAGACCCCGACGAAAAGGGAAGTCGAGGCTACGCGTGGCAGGTTGAGACGCAACCAGCCCAAGACCCAATGAAGAAAATGGGACGCTCTGTATAGAGCGTCCCAGGAAGGCCGAAAACTGGCCCTATCGTTGATCCCACTCGGAACGGGCCTATCCGTGCCGAGCACCGAGGGACCAACGATGCCGCAGTCAAACACCACGCCCAACGTTCTCGACTCTGACGACAGCCTCGTTTACGGATCTCAGGTCGATCGTGACCTCGGTATCTCCGACCGCGGGCGCCGCAAGATGATCGCTCGCGGCGTCATCCCGCAGCCCGATGGTTACTTCGGGGGCCGCGCCTTCTGGCGCGCCGCCACCTATGCGGCGTTCAAGCAGCAGCTGCTGGCGGGAAAACTCGGTCGCCCTCGCCGTCCTGGCGGTTCCTCTCAGCAGGCCGCCTAACCCACCAACCAATCGGCCGCCCCGACCAATGAAAAGGCCGGGCCCTCTCGCGAAGGGACACCGGCCAAGAGTGAGTACATGAAAATCATACCGTTTCCCGATCGGCAGAACCAGCAGACCGTGAAGTTTCGCTGCTACACCTGCCGCGTCGCCTTCACGCCGACATCGAACGCCACGACCCACTGCGAGCAGTGCACGGCGGGCATGGCGCTGTACTCGGCCGTGGTCGCGTACCGACGCGCTGAGAATCAAAGGGGGCGCACGTGACCCTGTCGCGAAAGTGGCACACGCGGCTGAGTCCTGTCGTCCCTTGCGTCGGATTTGGAGGGGACAGGGATAGGAAAGGGACATGTCCGAGCGACCTTGAGAACCATGGGTGTCGTGTATGTGGTGCGCAACATTCGCGTGGCTGCAACTGATGAGCTCCAGCGGATATACGCCGCTCTTCGGGTCGCTCACCACGGGTACACTGTGCGGACGCTGGCCCGACATTGGCTTGTGGCCCATCGTGCTCTCGCTGGCGGATCGGCACGGCGTCGTTGATGTCACGCCTGACTACCTGGCCCGGATTACAGGGCTGCAGGTCGATGCCGTGACAGCTTGCATGGCCCGCTTCTGCGAGCCGGATCCCTACAGCCGCTCCACTGCCGAAAGCGGCGCACGGCTCGTGCTGCTCGACCCTGAGGCCCGCCAGTGGGGGTGGCGAGTGGTGAACCACGGCAAGTACCGCGAGAAGGCCCGCAAGGCCGCCTTCGATGCGGATCGCACTGCCAGTGGCCGCGACGCAGAACGTAAACGGACGGAGCGTGGAGCGTCCCGCGATGTCCCGACGCGACCCGACGGTACCCGCGCTGACCCGCCCTCAGACTCAGACTCAGACAAGACTAAGAACTCTCTCGTCCTCGAAGACTCGGACTCTCGTCCGCCTGCGCGGCCGGCACACACTCAGTCGACCTACGAGAGCAAGGAGTTTCACGACCAGGTCATCGTCGCGTATCACGAGACGCTGCCCGACCTACCAGCCGTCAAGGTCTGGTCGAAGAAGCGGGCGCAGGCCTTGGTCGCTCGAATCCGTGAGCGCCTGAAAGACCGCAAGCCGGCAGATACCATCGACTACTGGCGAAAGCTCTTCTCGGAGGTCGCCGGCAGCGACTTCCTTTGCGGTCGATCGGGGGAGTGGCGCGCCGATCTCGAGTGGCTGCTGCGGCCGGAGAACTTCGCCAAGGTCATCGAGGGGCGTTACGCGCCGCGGGCCGCATCGAACGGGAACGCCGCCCATGGCCGCTAAGTCTCCCATGGCTCGAAACGTCCCGCTTTATTCCCTCGATGCCGAACAGGCCGTGTTGGGCGCACTGCTCTTTGACTCAAGCGCTTGGCCGCGCGTCGCGGGTCTCATTGCCGCGGATCATTACCGACCCGATCACCGTACGATCTTCGCAGCGATCGAGGAGCTGTGCAGCGCCGGGAAGGCGGCGGATGTCATCACCGTCAGCGAGCTGCTCAAGGACCGTGGCACGCTTGCAGATGTCGGAGGACTGGCTGCTCTCGGCACGCTGGCAGCCAATAAACCCGGCACAGCCAACATCGAGGACTACGCGGAGAAAGTCCGCGAGTACGCACTACGTCGGCGGCTGGAGGCCCTGGGCGCTACGATTAGGCGCGAGGCGGCTGACGGTGGCCCCGATGGTGCCAACGGGCTCCTGACGCGCATTCAGGAGCGCCTGCTTGCGCTGCAGGCTTCGTCGCGGACTGGCAATGGCCTGATCGCCAGCCGTGAACTTGCGAGCGAGTTTATCGACGACCTCGACCGTCGCCGCGATAAACCGCGCGGCCTGCCGCTCGGCCTCGCTGATTTCGACGGTCTGACCAATGGCCTTGAGCCTGGCGACCTGGTTGTGGTGGCAGGCCGGCCCGGCATGGGCAAGACCGCGCTCCTCGTGACGATCGCCGCCCACGTCGCCCAGAGCCAAGCGGTGGCTGTATTCAGTGCCGAAATGCCAGCCCGGCAGCTCATGCGCAGGTGCGTGGCACTCCTGGGTCGCATCTCCCAAGGTCGGCTACGCCGCACCGATCAGCTGACCGACGATGACTGGAGTCGGATTGGGTCGGCCGCCACAGCAGTTTCCGACCGCCAACTGTGGATCGATGACACGGCACTGCCGGCCCTGGCCCATATCCGGGCCGAATGCCTGGGCCTGAAGGCTCGCACGGGTCTCGGGCTCGTGATGATCGACTACGTGCAACTTGTCCAGGGCCATGGCGCGAACCGTTACGAGCAGCTGCGCGAAGTAGCCTACGGATGCAAGGCGCTGGCAAAGGATCTGGCAGTGCCGGTCATCGTGCTCGGCCAGCTCAACCGCGGGGTGGAATCCCGTGACTCGAAGGAGCCCCAGATCTCGGACCTTCGCGACTCCGGCGCCATCGAGGAGGCCGCGGACATCATCGGGCTGCTCTTCAGCAAGGGCTACTACGACCCTCAGTTCGAAATGCCGCAAGTCCTGGAGTGCCAAATCGAGAAGCACCGGAACGGCGAGCGCGGCGAGTGTCTTTGGCACTTCGCCGGCGAGCACTCACACATCAGCGTGCTCGAGGCTCCGGCTGCCACACAATACCGCCTCCTGCGGGCGCAACAGCGCAAAGCGCGCAAGGGGGCGACCAATGATCTCTAAGCCCCACATCCCACTGCACTACTTTTTGCTCTTGGACCACGAGGAGCAGAGTGCCGCGATCCGGCGCCTGGCTGCATCCGGGTTATCCGATCCGACCATTGCCACGATCACCGGACAATCGATTCAGCACGTCCGCCGCGCTCTTGAGCAGCGATCGACGGCGAACAGGAGCGTTTTATGACGGACGTTAAGCAAACCGATAAGCCACTCATCGAACTGCAAATGGTAGCCGACGATGGCTACGTTCAGCAGGAGCGACGACTCGGCGAACTGCTGCTGCAGCTGGCCGTTCTGCAACTCAAGGTCGCGGTAGCAGGAGCGACGATCGCAAGTCTGCGAGGACCCTGATGTTCGCCTTGCGCCACACCCTTTACATCGTCCGCACCAAGCTGGTCCGGGCACTCACCCCACGAACGGAGAACACGATGACCGAAAACTTGGACTGGGCACAGGCCGCCCGTGACCAGATCACAGCGCTGAACGATCGGCGCGAAGAACTCGCGGACCGCCGCAGCGTTTTGGACCACGAAACAAACACCGCGGAGGCCTCGCTTGCGGCGCTCGAAGCGCAGACGGCCGAAAAGGAAGGCAACGCCAGGAAACCTGCCGACAAAGGCTACCCAGAGCCAAAGGCAAGGCAGCTCGCCGCGCAGTTCCTGGGTGAACATCTCATGGAGCTGTCCGACCTTCGTACGAAGACTCAAGAAATCCGAGAGCGGACTGCGACCGAGCGCGCAACCATCGAACGCGAACTTGGTGATCTCGATCTAAAGCAGCCGCAGCTGAAACGCGACGAAGCTGTCGGCGAGTTCCGCAACGCGTTCCGAGACTACGAGCAGGCACTGGCTGCAGCCAACGCCTGGAGGCTTGCGGAACGGGTTCGAAATACCGGCAAGGCCATTGGGCTCGAGTTGAACGATCACCCGGCACTCGTTCATCCCGGACACAGCCGCGAGATCGGGCCTTACCTGATCCAGGCTGAGGCATCACCGTGGTATCGGCGAGCATCATGATCCACATGCAAAGCCAACCGCCTCTCGCGGTGATCGCTCCTGCCGTGGCGTACGGCCTCAGCCCTGCCGCTGGCCTCCTAACCGGCTGCCCTGCCATTGCCGCGGCGCTGAAACAGCACAGCCCATCGGCGCCCGTCCGCCTGAACCTTCACGGCGCTGCAGTGCGTCGGCGATCGGTTCGAGCGCAAGCCGTTGTCATACCCTTTCCCAACCCCCGAGATTGAGCACCCCATGACCACACTTAAGATCAACGAAAATTCCGAACATTCCCTCGCACCGAAGTCTGCGGCGTCTTCCGTCGACGCCATCGTCACCGACTCGCAGGGCCGCAAGCTGACGATTCGGGAACCTTCCATCCTCGATGAGGCCCGCCTGGTGCGCGCCATGGGCGATGCGGCGAGCAACCAAGCATTCATGGTCGGCTATGTCCTGCCGTGCGCAATGGTCACTGCGATCAACGGCGAGGAGCTGTTCTTTCCGATGACTGAGATGCAGGCGGAAGCCGCGATCAAGGTCGTGGGACGCCCGGGCATCGCCGCCGTGATGGCGCACGTGACGTCAGCCGGCCAAGAGCGTCAGGAGGCTGGCACGGCCGACGCAAAAAAATAGCCACCAACCCCAGGGTGCGTGAGGCGTTGTGGCTGGTGAAGAATGGTGTGCCGTTTGCCGCGGCCTTTGGCCTCCGCGTTGCCGAGGCCGCGGTGCTCCGGCTGGACGCGATAGAGCGCATGGCCTTCAGCATCGTGCTGTCGGAGTTCGAGGGCAACGAGTTCGATTGGCAGAGCATGGAATTTAAGAACCGCAAATGACGGAGCACGAGACCACCTTCGGCGGCCTGGCCGCCAGATTTCTGGGCGCGGCTGCGCGCCTGGAAGTGACGACACACATTGGCCTCGAGCACGTCGCAAAGCACATCGAGGCGACCGCCAAGGAGGAGATCGGCACGTATCAGTCTGCCATCGGCGCATTCCCGGCTTGGGCGCCGCTCACCGAGTCGACGAAGGACGACCGGGTCCGCCAAGGGTTCTCTGAGGACGAGCCGCTGCTGCGCACGGGTGATCTGCGGGATTCGATCAGCCATGAGGTGCGAGGGCATGAGGCGGCCATAGGGTCGACAAGCGACATTGCCGTCTACCAGGAGCTGGGCACCGGCAGGATCCCGCCACGGCCCTTCCTGGGACCCGCGTCGGTTCGCAGCGTGCCCCTCGTCATCGAAACCCTGGGGGCAGCCGTCGTCGCCGGAATGCGGGGCACAGAGGCGTTGCCAGCCGCGTACGACATGGCGATCTGCGCCGAGGCGGAGGTCACGAGGAGATGAGCGACCAGACAAGAAACCCGATGATCGCCAGCGTGACGGCCGCGAAGGACAGCGCGACGAGCCCGAACAGTGCGAGCAACAGGCGGTGCGGCCAAATCATGGGATACACAAACACCGGCCGCCCCGGTGCGTACCCGATGCGGTCGGGAGCAAACGGAACAATCGCCCAGTGATGGGCTAACCAGTCCTGAACCCGGAAACGGAGAGGTACCATAGTGTTCGATCAGTACAAAATTGCAGTCCGCGTCGCGCTGCTGGACGAGCTCAGCGTACCCCTGGCCCAGGTCGCCCGCCACTTGGCGACGACCGAAGAGGCTGCCACCAAGCTGCAGACCCGAATGGCGAGCATGCGCGCCTACTTCACCGGCGGGCTCGGCCTCATCGGCGCTGGCGCGACAATGGCGGCTCCGTTGCTCTACGCCATCGACAAGGCGGCCCAGTTCCAAAAGCAAATGATAGCGGTGCAGATCGCCACCCGCGGCACGACAGAGCAGATGACCGAAATGCGGCGCGTCATCGAGGGCGTGTCCGGGGTCACCATATTCTCGTCGGTCGATGTCGCCAAGATGGCAAAGATCATCGCCACGGGCACAGGCTTGGGAGCGTCACAGGTGCAGTCGCTGCTGCCCGCCTACGCCAAGTATGCGGACGTTCAGTCCCTCATGAAGGACACTCCGTACACGACGTCGATCACTGATGCCATCCGGGCCGCACACGGCGCGCAGCACTACGATGCCGAATCCCTGAAGTCATATTTGGACCTGCTGACCAAGGCTTCGCTCATCATCCCGGGCAATGTCGGTGAAGTGACCAAAGCGCTGGCCTACTTCCAAGGCGTGTCCAAAATGGCGCTGGGCATGAGCGACGAGGACTCGGTGCTCGCCGTGGCGATGGCGAACCGCCTGGGCTTTGCGGGTACGCGCGGCGGTACGCGCTTGACGGCCGCTTTTACTCGCACGATCCCCGGGATCTTCGGCTCTGGATTACTCACGGGCAAAAGCGGAGAGGCCCTGGCCGACATGGGCTTGGCCGACGCGCAGGGCCATGCCAAGGTCTTCGAGAAAGGGAAATTTTCGATCCTTAAGTGGATGGGATTGACTGCTGATTTCGTCTCAAAGGAATTCGCCAGCCATCCGGAGGCCATCGCGCGCCAGAACATCATGAAGGACTTTCAGCGGGCATACGGTGCGAACGGCTCACCGCTCGCCGCCACGCTCGGCAGCGACGCAGCAATCGCGCAGTGGAAGCAACTCGCCGAACAATTCGAAGAATATGGCGGGTTCGAAGGCATGCAGCAGAAGTTCGCCGACTACGCGGTCTGGCAGCAATATCAGAACGCTTTAACCAACTTCCAAAACTCCATGATGGAGCTGGGGATCACGCTGCTGCCGACAGCGTCGGCCGCACTAAAGACCCTCAATGCGCACCTGGGCGAAGTCATCGCCTGGATGAACAAGAATCCCGGCCAGGTGAAGCAGTATGCGAAGGACATTGCGTACTTCTCCGCGGCTTTGGCCGGTCTCGGCGTGGTGTCGGTCGCAACGAGCGCCATCATCGGTCTTACGACGGTGATCGGGGCATTAGGAAAAGGAGCGCAGGGACTCGCCGCGAGGTCCGCTGTGGGCGGACTCGCTGGAGCGGCCGCAGGAGGTGGCGCGCTCACGGCAGCCGCTGCCGTGGGATTAGGGCTGGGATGGGCGGCTGATCACTTCTTCCCTAACAATCCCCTAGCCAAGCTCGGCGATTGGATTGGCTCGGAGCGGTGGGACAACTGGTACAACCTGATTCACGGTGCACCTGACGGGGTCGCGGCCGTGAGTCGAATAAGCTCAGCCACACACGGGCAGATACAAAGAACGCCATTCATCATGCCACGGCTGCAACCTGAATACTTTGCGGCGCCTGTAATCGTGAATCTGGACGGCAAGGTGCTTTTCAAAAGTCAGGCGACATTCTTCAATAAGGCCGTCACCGCCCCGCAGACCGGGATATCCGGATTCGATGGGTCGCAGTCGCTTGCACGTGCGGGCGGCGTAGGCGGCGAATAGGACCAGCGCTGCCGCGCCGCCCTACATCATGAAATCATTTTGGAGAGTGCGAGATGTTGAACCCTGTGCCCGTCAAGTCCAGCCTTCGGCAGCCGCGGGCCATCGTGCGCGCTTTCGCGCCCGGCGATGCGGCCCTAGCTGCTGCGCTCAGCGATGGCCCAACTGCGATGCTGGTCCAAACTGCCGTCAGTGGCTGGACCGAATGGACCGTCTCGAACAATAGCTACTTCGAGGCCGACACGTTCAGCGTCACGTTCGCGGTGTCAGCATTGCCGGCGTCGAACGATGCCGACTGGTTTTCGGAGCAGCCGGAGATCTTTGTCGAGATCCTCGCGGGATTCCCGTCGAATCCGAGCAAGGTGATCGCCAATGAACTGACGAGTCTGATTTACGGCCGCGTCGATACGTTAGATTTCGATCCTACGGCGACCGCCATCACACTCACGGGGCGAGATCTGACTGCCGCTTTCATCGATAAGAAGGGGACGGACCAGTACCAAAACCAGAAGGCTTTCCAGATCGTTGAGCAGCTCGCTCAGTCCCATGGGCTGTCTTGTCTGGCGACTGTTACCAAGAAAATGGTCGGGGTGCTTGCGAATGACCAGTGGGTGCTGATGCAGACCTCTCTGAGCGAATGGGACCTCATAGCTCGACTTGCACGCGATGAAGGATTCGTCGTCTACATTCAGGGAGACAGCATGTACTTTGGGCCGGACGGACGCGCAGGATCCGAGCCGTACTTGATCAAGTGGACTCCGGCGACAGACAGCCAGGCATCGCCCGTGGCGAACGTCAGGAACCTGAGTTTCTCGCGGGCCATGACCGTCGCCAAGGGCATCACCGTCACGGTGCGCAGTGCGCAGCATTTCAAGAAAGCAGCTGTCGTGCGGTCATATCCATCGGCCCCGAAAGCGATACAGGCCGGCAAAGCCTCGCCATTCGGGAACGTGCAAACCTATTACTACAACGTCGAGTCAGACCTCACGCCAGAGAGGGTCGAGAACCGCGCCGAACAGCTATACAACCAGATTGTGCAGCACGCGAGGAAGTTGAGTGCCGAGCTGCCCGGCGATTTGCTCATGAACGTCAGTACGCCCCTAACGGTGACGGGAACCGGGACTGCCTTTGATCAGACCTACTTCCCCAGGCTGATCACGCGCTCGATGAGCGCAAGCGAGGGATTCACGATGAGCGTCGAGGCGCTGGCCACGACCCCGGCGGAGGAGCAGGCAGCCGGGGATTCATAGGATGCCGGCCGGCGCCGACCAGTGGCTTGGGGCCCCGCTAATCACGCGCAGAAGTGGTCCCGGTCTGCTGATGCAAGTCTAGTCTCTCGTTCCAACCTGGACGTGGATGACCCCTGAAATGTTCGTTTGATCTTTCATATATTGATCGTCCATGTGGGACCCCGACACGTCCTTCAGCTGTTCCGCTTTCAACGCCGTCACCAAAGCGATTGCCGCGCCTTCGAGCTCCTTCAGATCGACGTCAGCGACCTGGATATCGATTCCCTGCAGCGTCTTTACTCTCATGAACGGTTTGCCGGCAAAATTCTTCCCAAACTCAAGAGCGTTGTCGGAGCGTTTATTTTCCCGCCACTCCCAGCCAGCCTTTTCCAGGGCAGCGCCGATCTGCGCAGCCAATGAGGCGGCGTCATGATCATCGGAGAGGCCGATAACGAAAGGTACTTTGCCGAACTTCTTAAGACTTCCACCCACTCGACCGATGTCGATGACGCGCGGGGTCGTTAGATCGTGTACTTGTCGCTCCGTGTCTTGGATCATCCTCGTTGCATCGTCTAGGGCCTGCTGCGAGGAGCGCGTTGCCGCAAGCGCGGTCTCCACACTCTTTCGGCTGCTGACCGCCATGTCATTCGCCCTCGCCAGAGTCGCAACACTAGCATCCAATTCACCTTCCTTTGCCAGTACGAAGTCGTGCAGACCGCCGAACTTTCTCGTAATCGCGACAGCATCGGCAGTCGCCTTATTAGCTCTGTCGGAGAGAATTCCCCCGGTCTGTGAATTGTTCTCGCGCAGGGCCGTCTCCGCGGTCGCACCTCGGGATTCGGCGACATATTCGGCCCCGCAGCTGAGGACAACGATGGCACTCCCAATGAAGGTAAGGTAGTGGTGCAGTTTCGGCTTTTTTCCCTCAGAGAGATCGCGTCGCACTTCGATGACAGTTGCCACAACCTCGACAAGGATGCCGACTACTACGGCAGCGGTTGCGTAAGTCAATACGTTCATCCACAGGCCGGAGGTGTGCTCGAGTGTTTCTTGAGCTGCTGCGAGAGTAGTCAGCGGATCAACTATCGAGGACATAGACTTTGTCTCCAGAAATCGACCAAGGCTTGATCAAACTACACACTTGGTTCGCATGAGAAAAAGGGGCAATGTTTCGACGTGGCCGCCGAACACGCTGCGTTCCGCACTAGCGCAGTGCCAGGGCTCAGACGTCTGTAAGTCTCTCAACGAACTGAGCCAGTCGGCCCTCACCGAGGTCGGCGCGCCGATCGAATTCGCTGATGAAGTCAACTACCGAATGCACCGCCCATGCAGTGCAGCTGTGGGTGGCCCAGGCCATTGGAAACAGGGGCTGCGGCGCCGGGAAGTAGCGGCTGTTCTCAAATCTACCTTGAAGGTCAGCCGACACCGCTGCTTGGGCATCCCGCTCGTCCTCCCATTCAGGATTGAAGTGCGTCAGCGCGTTACGGAGTCGGATGAGAGCCGCCGCGTTGCGATCAACCGCGCTCGCTTCGTCGATGGCTTCGCGCTTCAGGCGTCCAAGGGCAGAATCAAATCTCCCAAGGGTCCGGGACCGCCCCTTCCGCGAGCCCACAAAGCTGCCGCCGACGGAAGCCGATAGCAACTTGGCGTGATCGAGCTGAAACTCATGCGCATACGCTTCGAGGGCCGCGACCGACAGCATCACGGCCGCCGTGGCTTGTCCGAAGATGTCTTCCCAGAACGCCCCAAATGGCTCCCCGGCGTGTGCCGTCTCGATCTGGCCGGTCGCTCTTGAAAATGATGCGGCTGATAGCAGGTGCATGACTGACAAGTTGGTCCGATGCCGCCCCGCGAGGACGACAGCCGCTTGAGCGGACTCCAATATCGAATTGTCCATGAGGATTCGGGCGGTCGACCCGCATGACGGGCAACGGGTCCGTGGCGTGTCTTCAGTCAGCACCGCGCCGCACTTTGCACAATTCGTCATTTCCACCTGTGTCCACCTCGCCTCGGCACCGCCTATTTGCACCCGCGCTACTTTGAGGGGGTCTTCGCCACCTCGTCTCGTAATCGCTTGACGTATTCTTCGCAGACCGCGACGGCCCTTTGCCCCTGCTGCTGGTCGACTTGAGCGCCCTTGTGTGCGACTTCATGGCGAAGAGTCCTACTGCCTGTCCAATCTCTCCACCACAGAGCTGCGGCGATTTGATTGTCCTCTGTAAGCGCGCTGTACAACTCACGCACACGCGTGTTGCTCATACTGAGTGGCCTTCCCCAACTTCCGATTATTGCTCTGACAACTTCGTCGGGATTCGCGCGTGCGAGCAACGAATACATTGCGCTCTCTGTTTGAACATCGCAGGCAGAATGGGCGAGCACGACGGCCAATCGCAAACTATCTAAATTGTTCTGATTGACAAGCCCCCGCGCCTGGTCGAGCAGCAACTCTGGAACGCTTTTAACTACCGCGGCAATCTTCGAGCCCTGCACTTGGAGATGGCCGGCTCCAGCAATGAGCTCGTGATGCTGTATTGCCGCATTGGTCTGTAGCTGATCGTTGGTACCGGGCATATGACTGCTCTCCGTTGAAGCGCTCCGGGATGTTACATCCAGAACAGAAAGACCGCCCGGTACTAGCGTTTCCTATCGCTGCAACGAGACGCAATATCCAGTAGAAACCCGGTCGTCTCCCTGTATGAAATTCAGTGGTGAGAGGTTCGGGTTGCTGGTCGGCCGCCGCATGACGCTACGCTTCGACCGATGCGCCACCCACCGCCCAAGGTTCTGAAGAATTTGAAAGGCGGCGCCCGAGACTCCTACGGCAATGCTTTTGCCGCGATTGCTATCTGCTCATGCGGTCATGAGGCGCAGCTGCCTGACGAATGGGTGAAATTGGCAGCCAGTTACGGAGCGGAGCTACAACAGGCGCGCGCACGGCTTCGCTGTTCGAAGTGCGGAGGCAGGATGCCGAGGGTTGAGATATACAGAGTGCGGGGCTGAACTGTAGTAGCTTTTATAGCGTCTTGGTAGCAGGTAATAGAGTTTAATATGCTTTAAATATAGGCACTTGCGCGAAGTCCCCGGTGTCTCTAGGATGCGCTTTCCAGTCCCATTATCGGGAAAGTGGTATGAGGAGAAATTGATGAGTTCATACACCGGCAAATGTGTCTTGCGTACCCGAGACGGGAAAATCGTTGATGTGCAGGTCCGAGATTCAGCCGGCATGGGAATAACGCTTTCGCCTGAAGAATATCGTGCGCGCGGAATAAAGCCTCCACTCGAAGAGCTTCCCGACTGCTCGTCATCTGCACCGAAGAAGTAGGTCCGGCGCGAATACGATCAGGCCGCCCGAAGGCGGCCTGATCGTGCAGGACTTGCGGCGCTCCAGGCTATCGAGTGTTGTCGACGACCAGGCGCAGGCCAGGTTGGCGATGGCGATCGATGATCCGGGCCTTGGCAAATCGCTGCACAAATTCGCGGTGGAAAGCCGCCTCCAATGCCAAGAGGTCCGCGACATCAGTTGGATCGACAGCGAAGCGGCCACCCTTCCACGTGAACGCATCCGGCGAGCCGCGGTGGGCGTTCAAGGTTTCCATGGTGATGACGCACGTCGACTCTTCGAAGCAATCTAACATCCGGTCTTTCCAGCTGGCGGCCGTCCACTCCACCGGCGGCTGGGTCGCGGCTTGCTCCGGTTCGGATTTTGGCTCTGGGAACGCTATGTCAGCCGGCACGCCGGGCCAGCGCCTCGCGACCTCCAGAGATTCGGTACACCACTCGATTTGCCATACGGCCAGCTTGGTGCCCTTTGCACGCCAGTACCGGGTTGACCCATCCGGCTCCGGGGGATTCGGCCGCCCAGGGCGCCCTTTGCCTGCCACTATCCATTCCGGACGTGGGAGGCCGGAGGCAACCAGATCAGACGGTGTGCCGCGCGCTTCCAAGTAGACGCGGTTCCCCCAGGAGTAACTCCTGGCTTCCACGATGACGCGCACCTGCGAGTGTGGCGACGGCAGGGGTTGCCAGTCGCGCCGAGCGCTCATGTCCGCGCCTCCGGCCTGCTGGTCACCCCGTGATATTGGCTGAGGCAGCGGGTGGTGATAGTAACGAGGACCATCCCGCCCTCGTCCGGGCGGAAATACCTGCCGCAGTAGTTGCAGTGAAGTAGCAGTGGATAGTCGCGGCTCTCGTGCAGGTGGCCGCCGCCATTGAAAGGAAGCCCCCGGCGCTCCGCACCGGTCTTGCAGGCAGGACACGGGCGGCTCATGACTGCACCGCCCGCTCGGTGCCGACGAGCGTCTCCCTGGCGCAGTCCAGATCATTGGACAGATGCCATGAGCCCAGACGCTCGCCGACGGACCTCGCCAGTTCGCACTTGCTGGTCGTTAGCGCGGCCGAGTAGATCAATAATTGCGCCCTGGCGCTGCGGATGTAGTCTGCAGCGACGGCGATATCGTCCGCGCTGGGGAGGGTGGGAGCGACGGCCGGGGAGACGGGTGTTCTGCGGCTGCTAGCCTTCTTGGTGCTCATGACTGGCCGCCTCCCCGAATCGTCGGTATGAGGCGATCGAACGTCGCTTCCAATCGGTCGAGGAGCGCTAGTGCGTCCTCCAGGTGACCGGCGACGGCATTGAGTGCAATGCAGGTCTGCCGATCGGTCGGGCCAGCGAGGGCGCTGTGCAGGCGCCCGGCGAGCTTGTCGCGCAGATCGGCGTCGAGCAAGGCGGCGGTGTCGAGGAGCCGCTGCCCGGGGCTGCGGCGCCGCAGTTGCCCGGCATCCGTCGAAGGAAAGCGCAGCACGGTAGATGCCGCGCCGGCAGGGGACTGCGTAGAATGCGAAGTAGCCATTTCGGCCTCCTATTCAGGTTGCGATGGTCAGGCCTCCTTCGGTATTACCAGTACCGTCGGGGGCCGCTTGTCTCTATTACGTTACTACAGTAAGCTACCTGTAGTTACACGTCAAGAGGCCTACAGATGGTCGGCAACTCCAAGGGCAAGCAGGCCCAAATCACCAGCTACTACGACGCTGATGCGGTGCAGCAACTAAAGAAGCTGAGCGCGGTGTCGCGCGTGCCACAGGCCGCCTATCTTCGGGAGGCGCTCGGGGATCTGCTGAAGAAGTACGCTGCGGCGCTACGAAAAACCAAGTAGGAAGGAGTTGCCATGTCGTCACCGTTGGACGCATTCGAGAGTTGGTATTCGTCGCTAGCGCCCTCCCACAGGCAGGATCTTTCGGCGATGTTGCTGGCGTTTCTGCCGGGGTTTGGAGAGTTTGACCCTGTGGATCTCGACAAGAACAGTGAGACTATTCGCGGCGCACTTTCAACAGCCAGCGCGGATCGCATGAGGACCGTCGGGGCATTGCTTGCCGTCAGAGGCTTTGTGGACTATTTCCTCGCGAGTCGCAGCAGCCGAGACTCTTGGGACAAGACTTTGGCGTCAATCGCTATCGTCAGGCAAAAAAGGGTCCAGGAGGGTGCCGATGCCGAGGCCCTGGAACTGTTCGATAAGCTTCAGAGGGAGTTGCCCTTCAGACGTGAACAATGGCTCGCTGTTGTCGAAAAGTGGAACGCCTTACGCGCAGCAGAGCTATCGGATGATTCCCTAACCTCATGGTGGAGCGTCACCGGCCCGCGCTCGTGACGTATGGATGCTCGAGCTACCCGTTCCAGGCTCCGAATGTCTTTGTTTTGCCGCTCGGACACGTAACGACACCGCCCTTCACGAAGCCGAGATGTAGGGCGATCGTGAGATAAGAGCCCTTCAGGCCATCCCAGTGACGGCGGTCGGCGGCCACGGGCATTCCTTCGCCATCCGTAAGTTTGATGAACTCCGCGTTGGGCATCGGCATCTTCGACGCCACGGACTTCACGAAGGCGTCGCAGAAGACTTCGTGCGGCATGCCAAGGGGATGGTCAGTCGCCTGAGCGCAGGTAACGGCAAGTAGGATTGTCAAGATTAAGATATTTCGTTTCATGGTGACGCTCTGACAGGATTGGTCGCGCGTAGTTTACGCCCGCCTCGTGTACAGGCCGAACCGCACGACGCAGCCAATTTCGGGCCGACTTTTCGTTTCCAGCGCTTCCCCTGTAGAATGCGCCCGTGTCCCACGGCCTCAGCAACATCCCGGATGAAGCCATGCTACTGAAATAACCCATAAGGGAAGTAGCATGACTACGAGAGCAGAACGCCGCGCCCAGCGTGCAGCTATCAAGGTCCGTCGCATCCATCGCAGCTGGTGGGTTCAGGAGGCCGTGCTGCGGAACGAATTGCGCCATGTCGGCATGGCCATCGATACCCCCAAGCCGTGCTCGTGCGAAATATGCGGCAATCCGCGCGCGTACTCTGGCGACCGCTCCATTCAGGAGAGGCGGCACGATTGGCGCTGACTCAATCGCCCCGCACCTTCAAGATTAATCTCGTCGTCGCTGGAGCAGGTCGTAGAACGTTCGGTGGGGCACGCCCAGACATTACCGCCGGCACTTGGTCGATCAGCGAGCTTCGCGGGCTGAGGCCGGATGGCATACAGTACAAGCAACGATGTGATAGTCGGGTAGGTCAGACATGGACCAGAAGGGCCGGGTTCGTAGAACAACGATCTTATGCTGTCATTTCCTTCGTAACGCGGCCTATTACCGTACAGGCTGGGAAGATGGGAGGCTGCGCCTGGGTGGTCAATTTTGGGTGACTGCCAACGGCAATTTCCTGGACCACTGTGTACTGGAGTGGTGCAAGCTCTTCGGCGATAAACGGGGGGAACACTACTGGCAGAAAGTCGTGATAGACCCAGCTGCGTTTTGGCCGGAACTGTTAGAGCACCTCGGTAAATCGCAGGAACAGTTCGACAGTTATGTCGGCGAGATGCGTCTGTTGCGAGATAAGTTCATAGCCCATCTGGATTCAGAGCCTACCATGTACCCTCCACATCTCGACTTGGCCGTAACGTCAGCCACACGGCTCTACGACCACCTGGTCACTTCGCCGGAGACATCGAAGTTCGTGACTGATGCGTGTCCATCGGGTGCCAAATTCTATGGCACCTGCATATACGATGCGATGCGCGTCTACAGCTCGGAAGCTGACTGAACCAATGTGGTACTCAGCCACGGTTGAGCTGTGATGGCGAGACCAACAATCGACAGTGCATTTTTCCAGCACCTGACTGCCGAAGACGAACTAGGCGTCGTGCTGAGAGCGCAGATCCATCTGGAGGCCAGCCTCTCACAATTCATCGACGCAGTGGTCCCCTTTCCCGATCAGCTGCCCCGCATGCAGTACGAAGGCCGATTGCGGCTTGCCTGTGCGTTCGGGCTAAACCACGAATACTTCGCGGCGCTTAAATTTCTCGGTGATCTGCGGAATCGATTTGCCCATAGCCTCGACGTGAAGCTGAATGAGAGCACGTTGAATGAGTGGTTCGCGAAACTGCCCTCGGAAGGCCAAGAAGTTGCAATGCAGGCCTACGAGGCGACAAACAAACGAACCCAGGAGGCGAATCGTCCAGACTTTCGAAATCTGCCGCCGCAGGATCGTTTTGTCCTTATTGCGGTGGTTCTAAAGGGATTTGTCGCGACCGCTGCTCATCAACCCAAAGGAGACAGGGATGGTGCGGGCCGTGGCTAAGTCGGGGTTGCGTTGGTCGATTGAAGTGACAACCCTCTATGGCGATGAGGGCCTTGTGGGCGAGACCCTACTGAGGGTTGGATATGAGTTGCATACGACTCGTAACGGCCAGATTCAACGCCTGGAGCTAGTACACCCCAAGTATGGGCGCCTTGAGTCGGCCGACCAAGTTCGTAACGACGGGAAGCTGCTAACGGAGAGACTTCAGCGCTTTTCCGACGTGGAGCGAATCAAATTCGGAATTGAACTTGGCGCAATCTTGTCCCATCAATCAGACGGATCTGTGAGGCGGATTCTCCTTGCTGAGGTCAATGTGGTTCTGGGCCCAGCCACTATGTCGGCGACGGCAACACTCTCTCCAAATCCCGCACAAAGTGAGGAGGAGCGGCGAAGGCTAGTGGAAGAGGCTGCGACACGCGAAGCTGAGCGAAAGCGAAACGCTTCGATTCGCCGTGCCACTGTTGCTATTGAGGTTCCGAAGGCCCTTGAGGTAATGGAACTGATGTGCATCCCGGAGCCGACCACGACCGAACTTGGGCATATCGTGGACATCGTGAAGGATGAATCCGGTGGAAGGCTCGACAAATACGCCGCGCAGAAACAGATCGAGCGCTTCACCAGATCCATTAATCATCCGACAGTGTTCGGTCTTGGCGCTAGACATGCTGTGTCGAATGAGATTCCTCCACCTCGTCCCATGGATATGGCGGAAGCCAAGGCCTTCGCCCTCGGAATAGGCGCGGCATGGCTGGCGGAATGCGAACGGGATTGACCGTAAGCCTGCTCCTACGAGGTCGAAGTAGCCCTGCAAGCCCGGCTATACGGTCGGTTTGATGATCCAGGCGAGCACCCCGACGAGGGATGCCGGTCCGAACATCATCGCAGCGAGCCCCTGACCCCTATCTCGGGCAGAGATGCATCGATAGGCAGACAGTCGCTATGACGATACTGCCGATAACCAGCCACGCGGCGGCTAGGCGCAGCAGGATTCGATAAAGCGTGAACATTGTTCATCCCGGTGATGCGGCAGCGACCAGCAAGAGCACTGCGGTGGTGAAGATGTGACCGCATCGGGTGCGTACGGCCTTCTCAGGCCTCCGCGCTTTCCAGGCGATACAACTGGCCATCATGGGTCAATGCAAATCGCGCGCCTTCGTCCTCGGCGCGGCGGACCTGCTGTTCCCAGTAATCGGCAACATCTTCAAGGCGGTGTATTTCCCGGACGAGCGCGCCCTACTCGTCAGCCAGCTGAGCGGCACGCTGGGCCAACTGCTCAAGGGCGATGCGATCCCACCGGGCGCGGACCTTGGCCGGCAGCACGGCGAAAGGGGGCGTGCTCATCATCGAGCCTCGCCGCTCTTGAAAGCCTCCCACGCGTCCGCTGGCACGTCCGACCGTGCGCAGGTCAGCCAGTGAAGCCGCTGCGTGGGCGTGAGGTGGTTCCACCAAGCGATGCCGGCCCGCGCGTCCTGCGCAGCCTCGTGGGTCTGTGTCTCCGATATTCCGAGGGCGAGTTCCAACTGGCGCCGGGCAAGCGTGACTGCGACCGGCCAGTGGAGCGGACCACTCTTGGCCGGGCCACCGTTGTGCCAGGTGTCGGAGGCCCGACCGAGGATGGCCAGGGCATGGCGCACCGCGCCGTTGGCTGCCTCCGCGGTCGGAGAACTCACCGGGCAGCCTCCGAGCCTCCGCACCGACTGACCACCGCGGCCAATCTGCCGCCGGCCGTGTCCAACAGGCGCGCGATCTTGCGTAGATGTGCCGCTTCACGTTGCAACCACTCCGCGCCCCCAGCGTAGGTCTTCGCCGTCTGTTCGCTCTCGCAGACCCGCCGAGCGAGAGTCTCATGGTCCTCGCGCAGGACAACAGCCATTAGCCGCACGGCGGCACCTCGCTTGCGATCCCAAGAACGATCGAACCTTGCCGCATTGAGCTTTAGGGCTTTGAACCTCGGGGGCGGCGGAGTCCTCGCCGCCTCGCCAGTCAGTTCGCGGAATTCGCGATCGACGAGTTTAAGAAGACGAGCGGGATTGCCAGGTGACATGGGTGCGATCTCCTATTGTTGTTGTGACGAAAAATGGACGTGGAACGGCCTTTGCGCCTATCGGCGCGACACGTTCGAGGGGATTAAAAATGGTGCAGTACCGTCGCGGCCTGCGCGACGGCGCTGACGGGGAAACGGCCGGAGCAGTCAGGCTGCGTGCATCAGATCTGGGAATGGAGCGAATGGCCCCCCTGCTGGCCCCCGGAACGGGAACCGACTCAGAGGCGCAATGGCTAACGCTTTGATTTTTATGGTGGAGCCAGACGGGATCGAACCGTCGACCTCTTGCATGCCATGCAAGCGCTCTCCCAGCTGAGCTATGGCCCCGTACCGATAAGAATACTCTATGAGGAGGCGTTGAATTACTCAGGCGCCCCACCCCAACGGGCGCGCAGAATACCAGAAATCATCCAGAAAGCACGCGATTTACCCCGCAGCCCATCGGATCGCACACTAGCCGCCGCGCTACTCCTAGCGAGCCTTCGCCCACTCCAGCGCCTTGGTCAGGCGCGCCAAGACCCGCTCGCGTCCGATCAGTGCGGCGGTCGCATCAATGGGCGGTGAGATCGCCGTGCCCGTCAGCGCCACGCGCAGCGGCTG